ACAAGAGTTCAGCGACTTCTGTGCCCAGCGTGATGCACAGAACACCTTACAACTGAATGTGACCAAGTGGTGCTATATGTTGTGTGATGCATTGCGCCACAATTATATGAAGGAATCGTATGCACGTCACAAGTTCCTGATGCCTTCTTCATCTAATCCTGCTTATCATCAGGAGTGCCTGGATAAGATTGATAAGGACATTTGTGATTATGATTTCTACATTCAGACTGGTCGTAAGTATCACAAGATCATGATGAATGCTGCTGGTTCACATTCTGTCCATGCATTTGTTGACAAGAAGACTGGTGAACTTTACAAGGCAGCATCTATCAAACAACCTGCTAAAGGTGTACGCTTTGATCTTCGTATTATCACCCAGCGTGAGGAAGTATTGGAGAAATGTGATTGGGCAGGTGGTTACCTTTACAAGAGATGATTTATGAGAAATAAGATCTTCCCCGCCTTTGTTGCGGGGATTTATATTGTCTGGTTATATTTGGTGATCACTACCACAGGATTCGGTGTATATCTTACACACTGGTTATATTCTGTGATGATGATTATAGGTGCTGCTGTTGCAGGATTCACTCCAGTTGGTGGTGGTGCGGTAGCATATCCTGTTCTTTCATTATATGCTGATCTCACACCACAAATTGCACGGGATTTTTCACTTGCAATTCAGGCAGTAGGAATGACATCCGCATCGATTTATATCATGACGCGGAAACCATATAGATTAAAGTTTTATGCACCTATTCCATTGTACGTTGCATTTAATTTTATAGGTTTTATTGGTGTTACTGCATTCTATTCTTATATTCCAGTTCATATTATCCAGATGGTCTTTGTCACTCTTGCAGTGGCATTTGTTGGTAGTTTCATGATCACCAAACAGTATGGAACATTGAGGATAGTTGCACCTAAGTGGTATCATATTGGATTGTTTTCATTTGCAGGTGGTGGATGTGCTGCATTGTTTGGAACAGGATCTGACATGATGATTTACATTATGTTGAGTGTATATTATGGCATGAGAGAGGAACGAGCAACAGACGTAAGTATTATCACAATGGCAGCAGTATCAGTGTTGGGAGTATTATATACTGCACCTAGTATGTCACCCGAAGTATATCCTATGTGGTTAGTAGCAGCGCCTGTAGTAGCAGTATTTGCTCCATTTGGTAATATGCTATTGACAATCATTCGGAAGTATTATATGCTGTTGTTTGTACTAGGGTTGAGCACATTCAATTATATCTACTGGAGCGCAAAGAACCCTACACTATTACTACCATCTATTGCTTTTATAATTACATTTACTGCAATCTTTACATTCCAACGTTATGGACTCGAATTACATCGACAAGAATCTAATCCTATCGGAACAGTGCGAGAGACTGAGCCCTGAATTTTGTAAGCATGTTATCAATCGATTTACAGAGGATGATCGTAAGGTAGATGGTGGTTTCGGTCGCAGCGGACGTACTGACCACAGTATTAAACACTCATACGATCTTAACATCACTGACCCCACAATCTATCCTACATGGAAGAATGAGAACGTAAGATTTAAGCAGTGTTTGAGTATGTCACTGGCAGCATATGAATTCATGCTAGGTGATACACATAGTAAGTTGTTCCCATTCTATGATTGTGATAAAGGTGTAAGGAATAGTGGTTTCCAGATTCAGTATTCTCCTGCTAACACTCGTGGGTATGATTGGCACTCTGATGAACACATCTTTGGATGCACTGATCGTGAAACATTCAAAACACAGACATGGAATCGTGGTCTTACATATATCTTCTATCTCAATGATGTACCTGATGGTAGTGGTTACACTGAGTTTATAGATGGTACGAAGGTACAACCAAGAACAGGTAAGTTTCTTATATTTCCTGCTACATGGACATACTTACATCGTGGTTACCCAACTGATCATGATAAGTATATTGCTACTGGTTGGGTATATGGTAAGCGTACATTGAACATCAGACGACAACATGCACCAAATGAAGTAGCATTGCAACCTGATCGTATTAAAGAAATTACTGATCATCAACCTGTACCCGAGCAATTTAAGACAGTAGAAGGACGACGATTTGTATGATTGAGTAACTCCAGAGCTACTACAGAGTGTATTTGGAGTATATTATAAATGTCATTTTTAATATAGTTGCGTTTTCCACATGCTTGTGGAATGTGTGTGGAAAAGGTTGTGGAATACCTGATAATGTGCGGAGGAACTTCTGTCTTAGCGTGCATCCTACCGATTGTCAACCCCATGTATAAGAACTTCACAAATATGTCAGAAGGTTCTCACAGTTGGCACTTGACAGACCTGCGAGATCCTTATATAATAACTCTGTGAGGTTTCAAAGGTCAGTCCCTATGAGGTTTTCCGAGAAACTTGACAACCGCCCAGTTCTACAGTATGATGATTTCTGAGGTTTTTATGAATTCTGAAAAACTTATAGAATTGCAGAAAATGTGAAAACTGAGAATTTATAAAAACCTCAGAAATCTTAAAAGTTAAGTATTTGAGAATTTCACAGTTCTGTGGAAAACTTATACTTAACACTTTTGGGACTATGGTGAAATTGGTAAACACAACAGACTTAAAATCTGTCGGAGATTAACTCCTTGTCAGTTCAAGTCTGACTAGTCCTATAGAGAATATTATACTAAATATTCTCAAATTGATTACACTTTACAAAGACTAAAATGTCTTCTTCAAACAAATTTGAGTACTATTTTGAGACTGCTGATGGTACAAATCAAGAAGGATTTGTAACAGCAAATACTCATCAAAATGCTATCAAAAAGATCAAAAAAGAATACAAAAAGCATAAGATTACCTATCTTGATGTTCAACCACTGTGAAACTAAGACCCATGACTATTGAAAACTACGTTGTCTGTGAAGGTTATGCCTACTGGGAAAAAGATGGCAACTATTACACAACCACTGTTGACAAGAAGAATAACATCCAGTGGTCAGATGCTTCTCGGATTGATATTAAATCCAGTGGTGGAATTGATATCGCTAATGTACATCAACTGTATGATTGCCTACATGGAATCAAAACAGCACAACGACAGTTACTTAACGAAACTCGCAAAATTGCCGTTTAATTCTATGCATGAATCAACTCTAGATCTCTTCTGTGGTGATACTAACTCAGACGACGCTAAGTTAGCAGAAGAGTTTGCCAGTGAGATAGAAGAAAAGGCAGCACATTTTGAAGTCACTGTTGACTACTACATGCAGGAGTTTATGTAAAGGACCCCTGTGCCAGTTCGTAAACTGTCCACTAAATGCCCCATTGGTTCCCCAGTGGGGTATTGTTATGTCAACTCAAAAAATCTTATGGATCGTTCTGCACTTCAAGAAAACTTAGTTCAGCAAATCATTGATGGTATGGACATGGATGGATTGTGTCAACTTGCTTATGATTATTTGAACGACAATTATGATAAGTATTCGGAGAAAGAATTGACCGCAGAGATAGAAGAATACTACCCAAACATTCTGGAGGAAAGTAACACAAACTGATCGGCCGCTTCGCTCCAGTTGACAAGGTGGCACACTAGGACCAGCGAACCGCCAGACCCTATGCTTATAATGGTCACATGACAACAAACGAACTGATGACTGACCGCCTGACTGAACTCCAAGATTTCATGTTTGACACCATGCCTTCCCCTGAGATGGCGCTGGACTGGTTCTGCGACCGCTTTAACGTGTCTGCGACCGATGACGTGATCGACTTCGTGCTGGATGCCCATGAGGGCATGTTTGCCGACCAGTGAGACAAGTGTCACAAGGTCGGTCGCATTCCGTCTGACCCTGTGCCTATAATGACTTCAGTTCAAACAACCACGAACCTCATGCGTAAGATTGAATTCCTGATGAACCGTGCCATTGAGCACAAGACCGATTGGAAGAACGCAAACACTGAAGTGATCAACGCCGATGGCGTCTCCTCTGTGTACCTGCATGGCAACCTGATCGCTGAGATCACAGACGAGGCACTGAAACTGTTTGATGGCGGTTGGCAGTCTAACACCACCAAGTCCCGTCTGAATGCCCTGCTGTCTGCCTTCGGTCATCACGGCGAGTGCGTCTATCAGTCTGACTGGACATGGTACATCCGCCTGTGGACTGGTGACGAGTACGCCACCACAGAATTCCGTTCTGGTATGCGCCTGGCATAGTGTCACACTAGGGGGCGCTGATGCCCCCACCCTGTGCCTATAATGACTTCAGTTCAAACAAAGCAATGCTTAACGTCTCCTGCATCTCCCCCAGCGTCTCCCGCTCGGTCTGGACTCTCAAGGTAAACCCCCTGACTGGCACGTTCAAAGTTCGCTGGTTCAAGACCCCCAGCATGGAGTACACCTACAAGACCCGCAAGCGTGACATCGTGTCTCTGCTGCTGTCTGGTGATCGGTCCTTGGGACAATGGGTGAACTATCACACTGGTGCCCGCCGTCCCCGCTCCTGACCCCTTATAATAAACACAGTTCACACAAAGCACATGACCAAGAAACTCAAGGACTACGGCAACGGCATCCTAGCATCCTCTGACGATCTCGCTAGCATCGGTGAGTTGTATATGCGCGAGGAGATGGAGCGTCAGAAGCAACGTGCCCTGCTTCGTGCTGCATTCCGTGACGGCAAGGCAGTCGAGGGACAGTGGGGCAGTTGGAACATTTCCGACCGCGACTGATCATCCTACCACTTCACACCATGTTTAAAATCATTGTGATCGCTGCCCTGGGCATTCTGTTCTACAGCAGCACCCCCGCCCGCACTGTGACAGCAGACGCACTGGACACCACCGCCGACTTCCTGCGTCCCTAACCCTTATAATAAGCACAGTTCACACAACACACAACACCATGAACGGTTGGGCAAACTACGAAACCTGGAACGCTTCCCTCTGGATCGGCAACGATGAATTCCTCTACAACACTGCTAAGGCATGTGTCACCTATCGCGAGGGTCTGGAGACACCATGGGACAAGTTCGTTCGCTGTATGATGGATGGACAAATCGGTTCTTTCCTCGGTGCCACTGGTGACGGTGTGCGTTGGGATGACCCCGCCATTGATGCAGACGAGATGAACGAGATGCTGTGGGAACTGTGAGGGGTCGCCCCCTCCCATGGTACAATATCACCAACGACACAACCCAATGATTTACTCCCCCGCCTGCTCCCTCTATGATCAGTCCATCGTCTGGTCTGGTCGCATGGCAAACGACGACGATGAGATGACCTTCCGCCGTGACCATGGCGCTGCGATCGGATCGGATGCTGTGACCATTGCCGCCATCCACTCCCGCTGCTATGCTCAGGAGGCACTGGACAAGATTCCTACCTTCGAGTGATTTATGGCACGCGATCAGGTCACCCCTCTGATGAGGGCATCACAGTTCACCCTTCGGCGGCAGTCTGGAAAGCACCTAATCTGGCAACACGCTAGCGGGGCAATCGTCACCACTAGCAAGACGGCATCAGACCACAGGGCACTGCAGAACATCCGCCGCGACATCAGGCGAGCAGTGGCAGCATAGCACAGTCCCCCCGCCCTTAGGCGGGTTGGGGGCGTTGCGCCCTTAATCCAAAAAACCCAAACTACCCTAACCTACAAAGGTTCCCAAACGCCCGAGAGAATCTCTTTCATATAAAAAATTTTCCCCCAAAAAAATTCTCCAAAAAACCCCGATTGCTATATACGGTAGTTCCAAAACAATTATGGAAAATATTCATCTAGACTTATCAGAGCATGAGATGGATGTCATGTTGAATGCCTTAGAGATCGCCATTGAGAATGCTGATGAATATGAGGCGGGCGAGTATGAGGAAGTTCTATTTGATGTTCAGAGAAAACTTGACGAAGAGTACGACCTTGGTGTAGAATAAACCTTTAGTATACTGAAAATGACTTACACAATTTACTCAAAGAGAAACTGTCCTTACTGTGAGAATGTTAAGAAAGTTCTCACAGGACTTGGCGAAGAATATATGGAAGTTACGCTGAATCGCGATTTTAGCCGAGAGCAATTTACAGAAAAGTTCGGGTATGGGAGTACATTTCCCAGAGTCCTGAAAGATGGTAAGCTTATCGGAGGATGTAGCGAGACTATTACAAAACTACGAAACGAGGGAAGAATCTGATGGCATTAGGTAATCAGGTAGAAGAATCACTGAAAGAAGCAGAAGCAAACCTACGCAACGCACTGGCATTTGCTGCTAGGCAAGAGCGTCCGTTAGTTTGCACACAGATTGCTAAGTTAATTAGTGATATTGAAAATATAGAGTCTATGGATAGTATTCTTGACACACTTGAGGAGCATACGAATGGCAAATAAGAAATGGTATGTGCGTGAGGTAAATTCTTCAAGGTATGTGAGCGAGCCTTATATTTACTGGATGGAAGGTGGAGAGTCTATTAGCACCTGGACGGCGGAGCTTTCCAGAGCGAAAGCCTGGCAGACTAAGAAGGAGGCTACCGCGTTTGTCTCAGAGGTATTACATAGAGGGGAAGTGTATGGCGAATGAGGAATATTTTGACTTTGAGGAGGTACTAGAGCGCATAAATAATCTGGAGATTGTAGTAGCAAAACTCATTAATCCAGAGTTGACATATAAGAGACCTGGAACAGAAGAATATGAGAAACTGACTGACACTCTAGACTATTTGCACACCAAGGTATCTGAACTAGAGAACAAATGAGCAACACATACATTTACAGTAAATATAACGAGGGTCCAGGATCAGAGGAAACCTATAACGGCAGATCTGCAGTAGAGACTCCTATTATTCCTGATGTTAATCTATACAATAGTTTTAACTTTGAATTAAAGGCAAATTCAAACGGCACTCGTACTCCTACGACTCAAGAGGACGGTGCAGGAGGTTATAGTAGAAGTAGTAATTATAGAACCTCAAACGTTAGAACTGGTACAAGCACTAGTGCTCCGAATGGTGGTAATTCTTATTTTGGTGTTCATGTTGCACGGGTGCCGACAAGAGTATATTGGGTAGATGATCAAGGACCTCAAAATAATGCAATTGCACAGAGTGAACTTGGTGATTGGTTTACCCGTGATGTATTAGCGAAAGCAGATGGTAGAGGTGGTGGTGTAGAGTTTATTGAAAATGCTGCACCGAGTGGTACATTCCAATTTGTATTCAATACTAGTGCAGATGGTGGAGGACAGGAACGTCAGTCAAGTCATACGTTCACGGTAAATCATTGGAACACTCTTTCTGTTAAGGGTTCATATAATGCTGCTGTATTCTGTCGCAATGAGTTCGGTTATACGAATGATTATGAAGGCGGCACTTATGAGGCTAAGAGTCTATATGAGTTACCTGAGAAGTTTGATAATTTATATAAATTTATTCCTGACCAACGAGAGTTTACAACGCTTACATTTAAAATTAAAGTAGATTGGGTACTTGCTGTGAATTATGGTGTATATGCAGGTATTAGTCAATCGCAGGCAAATTCACTTTTGTCGGACATGGGATATAGTAGTTCTACCGCCACTGGAACTGATATTCATACAGTTACTCATGTGGTAAATAACAGTAATAACGATTATAATAAAATTCTGAATGATTTGATTAATGACAGGCAGAGAACACCAGAAGAACAGCGAGAACGTTATAATCAAACATTCCCAGAAACTGCTAAGAACATGAAAGTCACTACTCCCTCAAAGGTACAATAATGAGAGCAGCAAGTACAATCGGTCATGCATATCTAAATCGTTGTAACACTCCTGTGCAAGCAACGGGATCTCCCAATGTCTTTATTAACGCAAAGGCAGCAAGTAAGATTGGTGATACGACAGCACCATACTTAGAGATCGTTCCTTGCCCTAAGTGCTGTAAGACACATGTTGCACCTGTCATCACTGGATCTCCTAAGTGCTTTACAAATGTAATTGCTTCTGAACGTCTGGGTGATCTAGCATTAGGTATCACAGGTAAATTTCCAATCATTGTAGGATCTCCTAATGTGTTTATGGCATGAGAAAACACCACCACGAACCATACAGTGAACAGAAAAGATTAATTCCAAAGGATCGTCGTGTTCCCTTGGGATCAATTCATCCTGTCGAGTATTTTGATGTAAGTAATCAAGATATTGCCATGGCAGAATCTGCCACTGGTGGTTCTGGTGCAGATGTTAGCAATCCCGATAATCCACCTTCAGGAACAGGAGGTGGAACTGGAGGTATTGAAGATCTTATACAAGCAATTAATACTGTTCTTATATCTCCGTCAGATCTTGATGTAGTTGAGAGTGCTCAAAAGTCGTTCGTGTTGACTGCCACCGTTGCCACAAATAAACTTAATGAATCCCTACTGACGTTTCAGTGGCAGAAAAAATTGCCTGGTGGATCATTCACTGATATTGCTGGTGAGACTGGCACTACTTTTACAGTACCTTCTGGGGTAACTGTGACAGCAGATAATAATACAGAATATCGCTGTCAAGTTTCTCATGTAGATGCAGTCACATCTCCAATCACTTCAAACAATGCAACATTAAGCATTACTAGAGAGATAGAGATTACAACTCAACCTACGTTAGGAATTGTTATTCCACAGGGAACTACAAAAACTTTTGATGCAGTTGCCACAATTACCAGTGACACATTTGATTTTAAATGGCAAGTCAGGTTATCGGGAACAACTACGTTCGCTGATATTGCTGGTGCTAGTGGAACAGGACAGGCTAGTGGAACTACGGTAGAATATACAACATCAGCTCAAGATACTGCTAACAATGGTGATGAATACAGAGTTATTTTTAGTAATTCTGATGCAGTTGATGTAATTAGTAATTCAGTTATCATGGCAGTTAGTGGTGCTGACTTTAGAATTCAACCAGCAATTAATAATATTGAGTATTGGAGTTTTGAAGAACATGGTGCTTTAGTATTTGATCCATCTAATGCCGTTGATTATAGTATTACATCATTAGAAAATGATCGTAATAAGATTAGTGCTCACCTTTGGGGTCAAGGAACATGTGGATCAAAGGGTGGATATACTGATGTAGATATTCCTATTTCTGGTGCCGACATTTATAAAATTAAGATGAATGCAGGTGGTGGTTCTGCAGGAACATCAGACTCTGGGCGCTATGCAGAGGCAGGAGGAGGGTATGCAGGTATCTTTGATACTTCGGTATCTCATGCTAATGCTCTCGCTATTGCAGGCGGTGCTGGAGGCGCTAGTTTAAACACTTCATCTACTTGTGGTGGTGCTCAACAAACAGTATCATATTCTTATTATTATCAATCGCCATATCAGACTACTTGTTATCAAACAGTTGATAATAGTGTCCGTAAAAGTGGTGGATTTTCTCATTCATATGATAATGCAACCAGAAGTAATAATTATCTTAACTGGTATGGTAATACCAGTGTGATATACAATATTCAACCACCTGCAAGATATTATATTATTGGATTCGATAGTACCATGCCTAGTGGTCAATATACCTTGCAAGTAAGTACTAGTAGTTGTACTGCTGCTGGTGGTGCTTGTCCTGGATTTTATCTTGATACGTTTCAACTAACTAAAACTTCGCAATGGATGGTTCTTGCATTCCGCAGGAATGATAATGGATATTCAAGTTATGTTGCTAGTTGTTCCTGGACTATTGAATACCAGGATATTCAAACAATTTCATATCCTTGTACAAAATATACTACAGTTCAAGGTAGTTTTAGTCATAATGGAGGTGCAAAAGTTATTGGTGGTGCTGGTGGTGGTACAGTGGCATCCGATGGATCCAATAGTACATTATCAACAATTTCTGCTAAAGGAGGGTATGGTGCCACTCAATCATTAGGTGGTGCTGGCGGTGCTACATCATCTGGAGGCAGCACTAATGGTAGTGCGGGATCTGCACTATCTGGTGGATCTGGAGGATCTAATTCTGGATCATACTCTGCCGCTGGAGGCGGTGGCGGCGGTGGTGGATATTATGGCGGCGGTGGAGGTGCTGGCGGTCATGATGGATATGATGGCAGTAGCAATAACCCTGGCAAAGGACCACAGGCTGGTGGAGGCGGAGCAGGAGGATCTGGTTTTGTTCATTCCACTGCAGTTGGAACTACTGGTGCATTTGGAGGATCTACTCATCCCAATCGTGGTGATGCTGGTGAAGAGCAACAAAATTCTAGAATTGTAATCGAACCAGCATACATTGATTTAATTACTCAACCAAGATCTGTTGTATTGCAGTCAGGAACAGCAACTTTTAATGTTAAGGCAGCAATCGTTGGCGTTTCTGGGCAGACAATTTCATATCAATGGCAAAAGCGAGGATCTGGAGAAACTACGTTCTCCGATATTACTGGTGCTACAAGTGAAAGTTATACCACACCAACAGTATCAAGTTCTAATAATAGTGATACTTATCGCTGTAAACTTGTTAATGAATTTTGTGCCAGTAAAATTACAGAAGAAGTTGTGACATTAGTTACAGCTGCTGGATCACAAGTATATAATATTACACAGACTGGCGAAACTAGCGTTACAGTTCCCACCAGTGCAACTGGATTTACTTATTGGTTGTGGGGCGCTGGCGGGCAAGGTGTCGGTGAATGTCCTACAGGAAGTTTTAGCGGTGGTGGTGGAGGATATGCGACGGGAACAGTCACTATACCTAGCACTACATCAGGTTCTTCATATACCAATGTGGTAGTAAAAACGGGTCAGGGTGGTTTAGTTGAAAAACCATCTTGTACTAATACTCAAAATGGTTGGTATACTAGAACTGGGGGACCAGAAACCGTTGGTATCAATGGTGTAAGACAATTACAAATTTTGTGGCAAGGAACTCTGGTATATGATGGAACATATGCACCAAATGAAGATGGTTATATAATTGTTGGAACCTACGCTTATACCTGGGGAACTTACAGATCCAATAGTGCTTATGGATGGAAAACTGATAATTCCTGTGGAACTGGTTCCAGTGGTCAAGGAGACTATTGTAATGGTTTTGATGTAAAGAGATATGATTATTCACCAGCGACAAGAACTATATCAGTATTTGTAGGTTCTACTGGAGAGGGATCTCCAACAGGTCAGGCAGGATATGGTGCTGGTCGTGGCGGTCAAAGATCTGAAATTACTTTTAATGGTCTTTCAGCTATCGTAGGTGGCGGTGGTGGTGCTGGTCAGAATGGACAAGGTGGCGGCGGTGGAGGTACTGGAGGTGGCGGTGCTGGAACAGGTCCAAACACTGGTCAAGTTAGTGGTACTTCTGGAAGATTTGGAGGCGGCGCTGGCGGCGGTTCTGGCATAAACCAAGGTAACCGTGGCGGTGGAGGTGGATCAGGAGTTTCGGGCGGCGCTGGTGCTGGCGGAGATGGTAATGGTAACTGTACTGGCGGTGGTGGAGCAGGAGGATCAGGTTCTATCTCTCTAGCATATACCAGTGCTAGTGTAGGTAATACAGGAACTGCAGGTGGTGCAGCGCCCGTTCCTGCTTCATTACCTCCAGAGCACGTTAGTGGTCATGGTGGAGCTAGTCAAAATGGTCTAGCAGTCATTTCAATGACCGTTCCTGGGTCATTAGAAATTATTGGCACTGTTAGTGGAACATCAGTAGATATTACTAGTCTTTCTAGTACAACTACATTGTCAGAACCTGCATTCTTAACTCCATCTGCAAAGGATTATATTGTCACTATAAGACTTCGTGGTGGAACACCCCCAGGTAATGGTGGACAAGGATCTTATGTTCAGGGAACATTTACTGCAAAAGCTGGACAACCATATTTACTTCATTATGACACTAGATATGCAGCAGTCTTCCATGGAACATCTGCGATAGGTAATAACTGTATTATGCTTGCAGCAGAAGGTGGATATCAAGGTAATCCTAGAAGCGAATCAGGGGCTGGCGGTCTACCCAGACCATCAGAACCTGCAGGCGGTAAAGCTGGATTACCTAATGGTTCTATTGGTTCAAATTTAAATACTTCTTATGGGGGCACTGGTGGTTCTGTAAGCGGTTATAAGAGTGGTTCTGGTGGAACAGGTGGAAATGCTGGCGGGGATCTATCTGCTAGTAGAGGAGGTGATGGTGCATTCTTCTCATCTGGAGGAGGAGGCGGAGGTATTGATGGAGACGGTGGTGCTGGTGGATTCGGTTACTACGGCGGCGGTGGCGGCGGTGGTGGATGGGATAATGATGTTAACGAGGGTGGTTACTTCGGCGGTGGTGGTGGCGGAGGTGCATCTTACATTGGTGGTCTTCCAAGTCCTTCCCAGAATTCAAGCAGTCCTGCTGAAGTAATTGTTTCTAATCCTTCTAATGGAAATGAATCAGGAGGAACACAAATCCAAATCATTAGTGTTGCAGAAGCATAATTGATGTGATATAATATCAAGGTACATTTGAGGAATTCATGGCAAAACGCCCTTCACTTACTGGTGGCAACGCTAACATTGAGTCAAAGCCCAAAAAAACGCGCCAGGGAGATGGTCAGCATACTAAATACAGTGCAAGCTCCCGTAACGGAGCCCGTAAACGTTATCGCGGACAAGGAAGATGAGCGAAGAAACTCCAGCACCAAAGACCTATGGTTACGTCGTAGGACGTAGACCTGCTGATCAAGAGCATCCAGACAAGAAAAAAGAAGAATGATTGAGATTGAAGAGCATATTAAGGATTGGATTGCTAAAATTTCCGAAGTCCGACCAGAATTAGGAAATTTTTCTATCTGTCCTTACTCTTCAACTGCTTCATATAAGGTTGTGGAAGCACCGATTGACGATATCATGCCTATTAAAGGGTGTGATGTCGTCATTTTTGTCGTTGAAGATTATCTGGATGCTGACGCTATCCAAATGTGGTGTGAAATTTACAACACAATCTACCCAGAATTCATATTTTTGGAAGATTGTGCCAATTATCATACTTTTCTTAATGGAATTCAGACAAATAATGGTAAGTACAACTTAATGTTGTGTCAATCAAAAGCAAAATTGCGTCAACATCGCGAAATTTTGGCAAAATCTGGATATTATGCACATTGGAATGATGCAATGATGCAAGAAATTCTTGGAAATGATTACGAAATTGTAAAAACTACACAAAAAACCGATGGGAAACTCACCGACTGACAAAAGTAAAGACTTTATTAAGTCTGGGATGACTCTAATCACTCAAATTGACTCTGACAGACTGCTGAAAAAATCTCAAAAAAAGAAAGATGACAAAAATCGTGATAAATAATTGAAAAATCTACTATCAAATGGCGTTGAAACCATCAAGATCCTATAGGGACTTGAGTTATACATTCAAAATCAACCCGTTAAGAAAAGATCTCAACATTCTCAAGGATGAGAATGCAATTAAGAGATCTCTTCTTAACTTATTTTCCTATAGGAAGGGCGAGAAATTTTTTAACTCGTCGTTTGGTAGTGGAATTCCTGATTTATTGTTTGAACCTTTTGATTTTGCCACCGCTGGTTTACTTAAAAATGAAGTATCACTGTTAATTTCTAAATATGAACCTAGAGTTAACTTACTAGAAGTCATAGTAGATTTGAATGAAGCGGAATATACTTATGATGTGCAAATTGTTTATACTATTCCAGATACTTCGCCCCAATTATTCAGAACTACATTATCGTTAACTTCTTCATCAAAGATATAATCAATGGCATTCGCACAAGTTAGTTCTCTAGATTACGCTGATATCAGAGCTGCTCTGGTTGAATATTTGAGGCGTAATACCGATTTTACTGATTATGATTTTGAAGGATCAACCCTGTCATCAGTGGTTGATCTTTTGGCGTACAATACCTATTACACTGCCTTCAATACAACGATGGCAGCTAATGAAAATTTCTTATCATCAGCATCATTAAGAGATAATATTGTAAGAATTGCGAAACAGTTAGGGTATACTGCAAAATCCAGAACTTCATCCACTGCTGTTGTAGAGTTAAAAGTTGATTTTAGTTCTGTTGCCGCAATTGACCAAAGATTGGTGCCAAGATTCCTTACGCTGAAGAAGGGGAATTGTTTTATTGCATCAAATGTAGATGCTAGGTCAGAGACATTTCAATTTGCAGTTCTTGAGGACGTTGTAAGTCCTGTTGTCAATAATATTTGCCGTATCAGCAATAGAGATGATGATCGCAATTTAAACATCTTGGAGGGTGTTTACTTAACATTTTCATTTGTTGTAGATGATACAATTCCAAATCAAAAATTCGTAATTCCAACTGGAAATATTGATACTGAGACAATTAGAGTATCAGTGAGAGAAAATGCAAATGCATCTAATAAAGAAGTTTTTGAAAAAGTATCTAATATCTTAGATGTTTCTGCAAATGATCCTGTGTTCTTTGTTCAGGAAATTAATGACAGCAGATATGAGTTAATTTTTGGCGATGGAGTCCTTGGAAAAGCATTAAAGGATGGTCAAGTTATTGAAGTTTCATATTTAACAACATCTGGTCAAACTGCCAATGATATTAAGGATTTTGTATTTTCTGGAGAACTTTATGATGAGAATAGTTCCCGTGTTATAACAGGAGTTAACGTTACAGTAAAAAGTGGTAGTACTGGGGGTGATGATATTGAGTCTGACGAATTGATTAAATCAAATGCTCCTAAATTCTATGCTGCACAGAATAGAGCAGTAACATTAGATGATTATAAGATCATTACACAAAGAATTTACTCTTCAATTGCAGATATTATTGTATATGGTGGTGAAACTGAAGAACCGCCAGAATATGGACGTGTAAAGATTGCTATTAAACCAAAATATAGCGATATTTTGAGTAATTCGACAAAAAATGATATTTTATCAAAATTAAAGAAGTTTACAGTTGCATCTGTAACTCCTATCATTGTTGATCCCTCTGTTGTTGATGTTTTAGTATTATCTAAAATTTTCTATAACCAGACGGAAACAAATTTAACTCAAGAGCAACTTAGAAATTTAGTTATTGATAATCTGACTCAATATGATGAATCTGCAAATCTTAGTAAATTTGGTGGTGTTATTAGGAAGAGTAAAGTTACTACAGTAGTTGATTCTGCTCAGCAATCTATTACTGGAAACAATACTGAGTTTCGTCTTAGAAAAAAACTAGTTCCTGCACTTAGTGCTAAAGCTCAATATCTTCTGTGTTATGTAAATTCATTTGCAAAATTTTGCGATGGCACACCTACGATTACCAGTACTAAATTTAGAATTAGTGGGTATGATAACATTGATGTATATCTTGAAGATACAGAGGATGGAGTTTTAAGAATATATACTATTGACTCAATTACTGCAAGTAAAGTAGTCCTGATTGATGATGTTGGCAATGTTAATTATGATGAAGGAAAGGTGCTAATTAACCAACTTCAAATTATCAGTGGTAGTGATGCTGATAACAATATTTACATTACTGCTGTTCCTAAAAATGATGATATCTTTGCAGTTCGTGAGGTTTATTTAAATCTTGCATTATCAGATAGTACTTTCTCAATGTTCAAAGAAGTAGCGTAAAATGAATTTTAATAAGTTAACAATATCAGATTTAGTTGATCAGCAACTACCAAGTTTCATTGTTGATGAGTTTCCTACTTTTGTAAAATTCTTTGAAGAGTATTATAAGTCATTAGAAGTATCTGGTGGTGTTCTGGATATTCAGAATAATTTTCTGGAATATTCTAATGTTGACAACCTGAGAAAGTTTAATCTAGTTAAAACTTATAAATTAGAATCTGCAATTGATGATAGTGCTACTTCCATTGTTGTAGATAAAATTGATGGTCTCTCTACTGATGGTGGTGTTATTGGAATTGGTAGTGAGATTATTCAGTACGAATCTGTAAATATTTCAACAAGAACTCTTACTGGATGTAAGAGAGGGTTTACTGCGACTACAACATTTGATAATCAGAAGACTACGGTTCAGACTAGCACTGCTCAAAGTCATGCTGCTGATGCTGTTGTAACAAATTATTCAAATTTAATTCTCTTCTTTGTCCTAAAGAACTACGAAGAGCAATATCTTGCTGGATTCCCACATGAAAATATTTCGGATCAGATTGGCAAAGATACACTGATCAGAAATATCAAAGACTTCTACAGTTATAAAGGAACAGATCTTTCTGTTGAATTCCTTTTTAGAGCATTATTTGATGAAGAAATTACTATTCGCTATCCAAAAGATAGAGTAATCAAAGCTTCATATTCTGATTTTACTGTTGATGATATTATTAAAGTTGAAGCAATTCAGGGAAATCCGTATGATTTGGTCGGTGCTCAAGTTAGACAAACTGATGCTAGTGGTGTCATTCAAGCAACTGCTATTATTGATGATCTATTAATCAATAATATCTCAAACTATTCTTCTGGTTCTAAAAATATCTATGAAGTTAGATTGAATGTACTAGACTCACAACCATTTGATATCCCACAAGAATCTATTCTTAGAAGTAATATTTCTGCCACAGATACGGTAATTACTGTTGATAGTACTCTTAGTTTTCCAAAATCAAATGGTGTAATTGAGATTGATGGAGAGTTTATTACATATAGAACCAAAACCTTCAATCAGTTTATTGATTGTGGTAGAGGAGTATATGGAACTAACGCTGCAGCACATTTTATTAATCAAGAAGTTCGTACTACTGAATATATTTTTGGATATCCTCCAGGTAAAACTGAAGTGGAAGATCAGATAAGATTGAAAGTTCTTGGAGTTCTCTCTGAAGTTGATATTATAGATGGTTCCAATTATTTTGAAGATGGTGAAAGAATTACACTGTCTCAAGATGGTGCCTCGGATTCTAGACCACAGTTTACTAGTTGGATACTAAATGAGGTTGGGACTCGTTCATCTAGTTCTGATGTTCAAATTAATAATGCGGTAAAAGACATCCCCACTGAAGTTTTTGCTGTTTTTAAAGATTCAAAGTATGCTTATGTAACAAGTGCAGGACTTCCTGGACACCCAATTGGTGGTTTTACTGGAACTGGATTTGATATCAGAAATCAAAATATTCTTAAGTCATTTCCATTAGTTCAAGAAAAAAATACACAAGTTCAAACCGTTGGAAGCAAACCCGTTGGTTTATTCGTCAATGGTGTTGAAGCATTTAGTCCTAAAGACTATGAGGAAGTTGCTTTCGGACCAATTGACAGTGTGAGTATTGCACAATCTGGTTTTGGATTTGAGGAGAACATTCAACCAATTTTCAGAGTAAAAAATGCTACTGGAAACGGAGCTACTTTTAACGCAGATATTGTAGATGGCAAAGTTACAAATATTTCTGTAGTCAATGGTGGATCTGATTATACGTCAGATCATGAACTTGAAGTAACTTATGGTTTTAATGCAACAGCATCAGTTACTCAAGATGCTCATCTCAGAAATGGTGAAATTAAAACTATTACAGTTGCTTCTGGTGGACAGGATTATGTTGCCACTCCAAACGTAGAAATTACTGATACCTCTGGGAGAGGTAAAGGTGCGTTTGCTATTGCCGAGGTAACAAATAATCAAGTTACTGGAATTATCGTTCTTAATGGTGGTACTGATTATACAGATAGAAGCACAATCCAAGTAAGAATTGTATCAAAAGGTTCTGGAGTTTTTGCTACTGCTAATGTCAAAAAATGGTCTTTTGACAGAGTATTTAAGACAAAATATTTTTTAGATGCCAATGAAAATTGGATTCCTGCAACACAAGTAAGATCTGATCTCGGAAATGGATACTTATATGCAAGTAGAAATGCTGCGTATGCATTACAATATGGATATGCACAAAATCCAAAGATTTTAAGAAGTGAATTAGTAGATAATGTTTTAGGTGTCAGTAATGACTATGGAGAGAAACCTTCTGGATATGTCCATTCTCCTATTCTAGGTTGGGCGTATGATGGAAATCCAATTTATGGTCCATATGGTTATAGTAATCCTGTAAATGAGAATAGTCCGATTACTAGACAAACATCTTCATATGCCCTAAAATCTTCTGTTTCAGCAACCAGACCAAATACAACAAAATACCCCTTAGGTGCTTTTGTAGATGACTATGAGTTTGTCCAGGGTAATGGAACGTTAGATTTTAATAATGGTCGTTTTTGTAAAACACCAGAGTATCCTGATGGTAGATATTGTTATTTTCTAACAGTAAACAGTTTTGGGTCAGGTGTTTATCCATATATTGTTGGTGAAAGTTTTCAATCAGTCCCTGCTCAAAATAATTACAATCTTGAATTTGATCAAAGTAATGATTCTAATATTCCTACAGGAGCAAGAAGAATTAGAACATCAAATACTCCTTCCAAAGGATTTGATGCATCTTTAGTAGTTGGAAGTGTTGAGAGGGGATCTGTAGATTCATTTACTGTAACAGAATCTGGAAATACCTTCAAAAATAACGATTTTTTATATATTGATAACACAGATACAGAAGGATCTAGACTTTTTGGAAGAGTTTTTGAAGTCAATGGAAAAAATGTTCCTAGAGTTTCATATCAAGTTGTTCCAGGGCAGTCTATACCTACTACAAACGGTATTCCAACAGCACCGTGGCCGATTGATGTTAGTGCCCCTCAATATATGGGCACAAAATTTGCAGTTACTGCAGAAACCTCAGAACCACACGGTCTCTCTGAGAATGATTTAGTAACTTTATCATTAGATTTAGATAATGTCAATATTACCAAAAACTTCAAGGTAAGAGTATCTGATTATCAAACAATTACTTACAATAAACCATCAGTCACCTCAAGATTGGTTGCTAATGTTGCTTTTAATTCAGTTAACATCAATATTTACACTCCTGATGCAGCATTATTCAGAGAAAACGATTATATTAAAATTAATGATGAAATTTTAAAAATTACAGCAATTGATACAAATTCTGGTCAACTTACGGTTGATAGAAATCAATTTTCAACTCCTCTAAGATTACATGCTACAACAAATACAGTAACCTTACATATTCCAGATGATCAACCAGATTATAGAATTGCTGTTGGTGATGCAATTACTAGTCCAGGTGTTGCTGGTGTAGTTTATCAAATTGATAAAGTAAACTCAAAAATTGATGTAAGAGTAACTTCAGGAACTATTACAAATTCTATTAATATTCCTGATACATCAACACCAACTGGTAGACCAATAGATATTGCTGATGTAACAGGAAAAAGTGTATATTGGGAAATTGATCCTACAGGAACAGGAAATTATTATGCGAGAGATCTTCAGTTTAGATTTATTAGAGGAAGTAAATATGTATTTGATCTTAGTGATGGATCTAACCTGAATCATAATCTGATTTTCTCCGAAGACTCTTCTAATGTTAATACATTGGCGAATGTCACATATGTTGGAACACCAGGAACTCCAGGTGCATCAGCAACTATTGAAAAAGTAGCTCTGTTGGATACTAATGTATCAAGAGTATATTATTATGATGAAAAGAACGGAGTTCTTAATAATAAAAAATATTTTAGTGTTCTTTTACTTCCCGCAGGAACACAAAATGTCAAGATCGTAGATTCTACTAGGTTCCAATTTTTTGCTCCATTCCAACCAGAAGTGACTGAGTGGTTAAACTTAGTTTCATATAAAACTACATCATTGACATCAACTGGATCAATCTCAAGTATTTCTGTAATTGATGGTGGTGAGGGATATAAAAAACTTCCTAAAATTGAAGGAGTTACGCATAGTTTATTAGATGATTTTAGAGGTGAATTGACATTAATTTCTGGATCGGTCTCTTCTGTTATCGTGTTAAACGGTGGATCTAGATATTCCGCATCAACTAAAATATTCATCAATACTACTACTGGATCTGGTGCAAAATTAACGCCTGTTATTGTCAATGAAAGAATTATTTCAGTAACAATAGATGATCCTGGGGATGGTTATGCAGAGACTGATACAATCACTGCTGTGGATACTGATGCAAAAATTTACGCTGAAGGTACTGACATTGGTAAAGTTAAGACTGTTAGGTTTAATAATAATGGTAGTCAATTTACTTCTGATAGAACCCTTAGTAAATCATTACTATTCAATAAAAAAGTTATTGTTAAGGGTTTAGGAAGCAACACTTATAAGTTAGCAGAAGTCGTAACAACAACTGGTGGATTTGAGGGTAAAGTTCAGGAAATTAAATTAATTGGAAATGAAATTTATTTATTAAATCTTCTTGTTGTTAGAGGAGAGTTAAAAACAGGTGATGTATTGAGTGGTCAAATTAATCAGTATACATCTACAGTTGAATATGTAACTAATCCAGATATTGTCGGTTTAGTCAACTCTTTTATCGGCAAAGTCGGTTTTTATGACTCCGATCTTGGTAAGATTAGTTCATCTTCTCAAAAAATTACTGATAGTAACTATTTCCAAGATTTCTCCTATGTTATTAGAAGTACAAGAAGTTTAAGTGACTATAAGCAATATGTTGATGAAACTACTCATCCACTTGGATTTAAATTATTTGGCGAAGTTGCAGTTGAAAATGATGTAGATTTTGAAGATACTGTAACTGGACAACCATTTAGTATTGGTCTTGCTGACAATGCAAATGCAAATGAAGTTATCATTCAACTTCCAGATATCAATGTAGAATCTGATATTGTACTTAAAAAATATGAAGTTTCAACAATAAGAACTGCTAATATCAAAGCTTATGGAGGATCTGGCGCTGCTAGACTGAACTTCTTAGATAACCAAATTGAATCCACAAAGATGGCAGATATTTCTGCTGACTTTGATGGAGCTAGAGCAGTATTTTCATTGTCTACTAATGACGGAAATTTCCCAACAGATACTTCAAACACATCTGTTATGATTGCTTTAAATGAGGTATTCCAAGAACCATATCAAACACAAAATATCACTGGCATTTCATATGACGCTGGTATGATGACTGTTACTACTGATGGTGACCATGGATTAGCAGTTACTGTTAGTGGAACGACTTATCCTGATCAAAAGTATGTTCATATTTCTGGTGTAACAAATTCTGTTGCAAATGTCAATTTTAATGACAAATTTGAAATTTATGATGTTCCAACATCAAATAGTTTCAGAGCAACAATTAATAACCCCAATGGAACTCTGACTAATAATGATCCAGCAGTTTGTGCTGATGTTCAATCAACAATTGATAATTTAACAACAATTCTTACATATTATACTGCAAATCCATCTGCAACGCGACCCATTAGAAATGTTGGTATTTGGACAGATCCCACCAAAGGACCAGTTAGTGCCAATAGACATAGAGATGGTGCCAACTTAATTAATGCTAATAAGTTTGAGATTATTGATAGAGCAAATGCCGAAATTTCTCTACAGCATCCCGATTTCTACTATCCTAATGATCCTCAGACCAACGGATATAGCAGATATAGAGATGCTTACCGTCTGATCATGACCAACCGTAAGGAATTGGTTGACAGAGGTGCCGCTCAGATCGCCGTAGACTATCCTGATTTCGTTTATCCAGGGGATCCCGCAACCGCGAGTGATTATCGCTTTAAGGACGCTTATAGACTCATTCAGCAGAACAGACAGGAGATTATTGATAACGCTTGGACCACCATGCAGGCAGGATCAAATACTGCTGATCCCGCAGTGGAGACCAAGTGTAAGCGTGACATCGGATTGTTCATTGATTATACATCACTAGATCTTGTTAACGGTGGTAATGAGTATGCTCGTAAGTTTGCCCTTCAGTATTTTGATGATCAGGGCAATCCTCTTACTAATGGTTTACTTGGTGAAGAGTTAGCATCAAATGATGCTTTCAATGCTGCTAAGGACAACATGATCCTGGCATTCACAAATCAACTGACAGTTACCGATAGCACGATCACTCCTGATCCTGCTGGTGCTCCTTTGTGTGCTAACGTAACCTCTGCGATCACAACTCTTACAGGTATTGTTACTGCTGCTATTGCTGCAGGATCTACTGCTGGTCTTCCTACTGAGACTATCGGATCTGATAGAACTGGCGAAGCGAAGTGCAAGCGTGATCTCGGACTTTTTGTTGATGCCATGGCATTGGATGTTCACACTGGCGGCAATGTTTATGCTCGTAAGTTCCTCAAGCAATACTTTAATGCTGCTGGAACATCATTTACCACTAATGGTCTTGACGGTGAAATTCTTCAGTCTGTCACCGCATTTGAAAAAGTTAGAGATTTAATGAAGGAAGCAATTGTCAATCAGTTGCTTGTAAAGGATCTTACAATTACCGCTGCTAATGCAAACTATTGGGGAACCGCTGTCGGAACACCAAC